GGTAGGAAATATGCCAAGCGCGCTGCTGCGCTGGGTGCCGGTGCTGCTGCGGCTGGCGGACTGGCTGCGGTTGGAACACAGGGTGTTGCTAGTGGAATGGCAAAACTTGGTGCCCATGGCGGAAGGGCAATGGCTATCGGTGGCAATGCTCTGAAACGTGCCGGTGCAGCAATGACTAAAGCAGGTATCCGTGGCGGTGGGCGTGTAGCGAATGTGGGCTCTGCCATGAACAAAGCAGGCGGAGCTGTGTCGAGAGGCATGTACGATGCATCTACAGCCGTCAGAACTTGGGGCAATATGAACACTGGTGGCAAAGCTCTTCAGGGAGCTGCAAATAAAGTAATTCAGAGTACGCCTAATAATATTACGCGTGCTGCGAATACTGCTTTGAAAAATTCTGGCCGTAAGGGATTGGGTTCTCAGGTTAATAAGCTTTCCGGAGTTTCTAACAATACGCTTGCTCGCGTAGGCGCTGCTGCTCTTGGCGCCGGTCTTGCCGGTGCTGCTGGTTACAATGCTTATCGTGCCGCTACAACCAAGCGCGCTGCTCGTAAGGCTGCTGAGTTCCAGAAGGCCATGAACCAGACGTTCAAGGGAACTGAATATGCTAATGGCGGTTCCAGCAACACTTCTACCAGTGGAAGAACGCAGAAGAAACGTCGCCGTCGTTAATCCTTCGTAAAGGAGGGTTCAAAATGGCGCGATATTATTATGGTGTCACGCGTTCTGACGATTATTTAAGGCATGCTGGCAAGATTGGCATGAAATGGGGACCGGAAGCATTGGCCAGACGAAAGTTGAAAGCTTTGCAGCAGGCGCGAATGCATAGTGAAGAGATCAAAGTAGAATCGCACCCAAAACGATCGTCTGCAGAATCTCGTCCGGCACAGTCATCTGATATGCGCGCATTGACCAAAAAATATACAGAAGCCAGACAAAGCACGCAATCAAAAGATTCATCTCGCTCGTCTGAAATTCGTCGTAAACTTGCACAATTGGTTCCAAAGACACTTGCTGGTTATACGCAAACCGTGGAACCGATATCAAACGTCAGCAAAATTGACCGTGTGCGTGCTACGATCGAGAGGCGTAACCGTGGAAGAGATAATAGCGCTGGTGCAAACTCAAATCCGTTTGACAATTCCGCAAGCGCAACGAAGAAAAAAGTTCGAAAACGACTTTCACGTTTGCTTCAAGACATCGATAGGGAAGAGCGAAATAGTAATCCGCGATTAAAAAGACGAAAAATGCCGAGATTGTCTGTACAATATTGAGTTTGTTATCAAAATAACAATTCGGTGAATGTGATTGAATAACTGAATAAATCGAGGTGATTGGATGCCTAAGTTTACAGAAAGGCTGGCGCATGCCTGGAATGCCTTTCGAAACAACCGGGATCCTACGGAAATCTTAACAAATACTGTGGGTCTTGGATACAGCAGCTCCTATCGCCCCGATCGCCCACGATTTTCGCGAGGGCATGATCGGTCCATTGTGACCGCTGCTTATAACAGAATCGCAGTAGATGTGGCTAACGTCAATATTCGTCATGTAAGACTTGATGACAATGGACGTTATAAAGAAACTATCAAAAGTGGATTAAACAATTGTCTTAGTGTCGAAGCCAACGTGGACCAAACCGGTCGGCAGTTGGTTCAGGATATTGTTATGTCCATGTTTGATGAAGGTTGTGTAGCTGTTGTTCCTGTAGACACTGATTTGAATCCGAGATTGACAGGAGGCTTTGACATATTGTCATTGCGTACAGGAAAAATAACATCCTGGTATCCGGATTCTGTGAAAGTTCTTCTATACAATGAGGCCGTAGGAAGGCGTGAGGAAGTCATTGTTCCAAAGAAGTCTACGGCCATTATTGAGAATCCTTTCTATGCTGTCATGAATGAGCCGAACAGCATGTTGCAGCGAGTTATTCGTAAATTGCAACTGTTGGATATGACAGATGAGCAGAATAGTAGCGGCAAGCTTGATTTAATTATTCAGCTTCCTTATACGGTTCGTACAGAGCAACGAATGCTTGAAGCAGAACGGCGCAGAAAGAAACTAGAAGAGCAGCTCATATCTTCAAAGTATGGCGTAGCATATGCCGATGCTACCGAAAAGATTACTCAGTTAAACCGCTCTATAGAAAACAATCTAAAAGAGCAGGTTGACAGCTTTACTGCTATGTTTTACAGCCAGTTAGGAATACCGATGGAGGTCTTCAACGGCACTGCTGATGAAAAGGTCCGGTTGAGTTATTTCAATAATACGATCGAGCCTATTCTCAGCGCAATTGTTGAAGAGTTTACACGCAAATTCTTAACTAAAACGGCTCGCACAAAGCAGGAAAGCATAATGTTCTTCCAGGACCACTTTAAACTGGTTCCTGTTAATAATATTGCGGATATTGCCGATAAGTTTACTCGTAACGAGATTCTCACGGCCAATGAGATCCGCAGCATCCTCGGTATTAAACCGTCGAGCGATCCTAAGGCAGACGAGCTTCGTAATAGCAATATGCCCATACAAGATCGCGATCCGGCAGCCGGGGAAGATGAACCAGTAGATCCCGAAGAGCTTGAGGAAGCCCGACAGATATTATTAGATGCGGGGCTTGATGAAAGTGATTTGAAAGATCTAAGTGACAGCGAAATTATTGATCTAAAAGACGAATATGAGTCCGACAACGCTGAAGAGACTGATGATGAATCAGAAAATCAAAATGGTACAGAAACTGCTCGGAATGCATCGGAACAGAACCCGAATGATGAAGGGCAGCAATCCAACGAAGCGCCGGAAGAAACTGAAGAAGAGTCTGTAGATCCCGAAGTGCTGAAGAAAGCCAGAGAGCTCCTGCTATCGCTCGGCCTTACGGAGAAAGAGCTGTCAGGTCTTACCGATCAAGAGATTATAGAACTTGCGGAAGAATATAATCAACAGAAAAACAAAGAACCTGCGGAGCCTGTACCCCGCAAGTAACACCTGATTGATCAGGAGGAGTTTTATTATGTCCAGAAAGAATCGACCTTTCGATTTTTGTGGTTGGGCAACAGTAAACGACGTCAAATGTTCCGATGGGCGTACGATCCGTAGGAATGCATTTGTTGACAACGATGGCGAAGAAGTGCCGCTCGTTTGGCAGCATTTGCACAATGATCCGGAAAATGTACTGGGGCACGCCTTGCTGGAAAATCATGACGAAGGTGTTTATTGCTATGCCTGGTTCAACAACAATCCTAAAGCCCAGGCAGCCAAAGAAGCGGCTGCAAATGGCGACATTAAAGCGTTGAGCATTTATGCTAATCAGCTTGTTCAGCGCGGTAGCGACGTTGTTCACGGACAGATTCGCGAAGTTAGTATGGTTCTCACCGGTGCCAATAAGGGTGCACGGATTGAGAACCTGAATTTCGCTCATAGCGACGGAACGTATGACAGCGATGATGAAGAAGCGCTGATCTACACCGACGATCAAATCATTGAACTTTATCATAGCGACGATTCCGATGATGAAGACTATGACGATGAATCTGCTTTTGAATATGACGACGCAGATGAGACCGATGAAACCGAATATGAAGATGATCCTGAGACGGATGAATCTGAGTATGAGGATGAGGAAGATCCCGAAGACGGTGGGGAAGAATACGAAGAAGAACCTGAGGAGGACCAAGAAATGGATATTCAGGATGTGCTGGATGGTATGACCGATGAGCAGCTGGAAGTCGTGAATGCGCTCTATGAGCAGGGCCAGATCGATGCGCTGCAGGATGTTGTCGACGATATGGAAGATGATCTCGCCGACGAAGAAGACGAAGAAGATGATGAAGAATATGAGGATGAGGACGAGGATGACGAAGTTGCTCATTCCATGTACGGAGGTTATGACTCTATGAAGCGTAATGTGTTTGATAATGATCCCGAGACGATGGCCGAAGAGAATTCTCTGTCCCATGCGGAAACTGAGCAGATTTTCGCGGATGCGAAGCGTATTGGCAGCCTGAAAGAATCTTTCCTGGCTCATAGCGATGAGTATGGCATCAAGAGTATTGACTATACGACGAAGCAGGCCGTTGACACCAACTGGCTGTTCCCGGATTATCGCAGTACTTCTGCTGTGCCGGAGTTTATCAAAAGGGACCAGGGGTGGGTCACGAAGGTAATGAGCGCGATTCATCATACTCCCTTCACCAGGATCAAGAGCACTTTTGCCGATATCACGGCTGATGAGGCGCGTGCTCTGGGTTACATCAAGGGCAACCGGAAGAAGGAAGAAGTCTTCACTGTGCCTCGTCGGACGA